TCATTTCTCTTTTGTGTTAAAGGTTTCTAATTTGCGCCTATTTTAATTATTAATTCACATCTTCAAATGATAATCCGTCTGTCTCAACCAACTCAATACACTGTGATAATAAACTATCCTGAGTTTCCGCAACACTCTCGTAGAACTCCATCTGTGTTTGGTCATAATCTTCATGGTCCCAATCCATATCTACCGTTGGGTCTTCCATTTCCGTTTCCTCAGACCAAAGACAACCTTCAGTTGTATCGTCTTCCTCACCATAGTGGGTGACTGATTTAACTACCAACGCACCTACTGGGTCAAAAGACTCATCTTCATACTTCACCTCAATAACCACTTCGTTATCCAAAGGAAAACATAAATTATATAAATGGATAAAGAATTGTTTTGGTGGATACCATGCTGATTCGATTGAGAATGTACCCGTATCAATCACATCATATAATGTAGTCCATTTAGAACCTAGTTTTTCATACGACCATGTGTTTAGAACACCACGGTCTTCAGTCAAATCAACGTCATCATAAAATGCCGTTGCGAAAGCAGTAACTGCAGAGTCACTATTATTGTCATTTACTTTGTCAATTAACGAATCGACTAACTTTAATACATCTTCGTTACCTTTTACCTCAACGAAACTTTTTAAATTATTTGCCATTTTTTTTTATTTTAATTATTATTATTATTTATTTTCACTTACCAAGTCTTTGTTAAAGGACCGAAACCATAATTTGCGTTCTCATCAACCCAAGAAAAAAGTCTTGTATCTTCTACATCATGTAGAACAACCGTCTTATCTGTTACTTCATTATCGTAGAAATACCTATAACTGAATAATGCCACATCAGGTTCCATTGTTTCGATTATCACATCATTAAAGACTTTACATCCGTGAGCCCAAGTTAAACTCTCATAACAAGATAGAAATAGATTTACAACTCTACCATTAGGAACCGAACCATACACAGTACAATCAATTAACGCAAAATTATCTTGACTTTGTTTCATACCCGAAAAGAAGGTGTGACCTGGTTGTAATTTATCCAATAGAACATCGAATGGTCTAATAGGTTTAGCATCCACATCACAATATATCCCTCCGAAATCTCTAAGAAGTAATAACCTTACTCTATCAGCAATAAAAGCCCACTTATATAAGTCAGGGTCTTTAATATAACTCTGTAAAAATACATCATCTTTATATAAATCATTGAAAATCTCATCGTGAGTCCATAATTTATATTCCCAATCAGGATGGATAATCTTCATTTTTTTAGTGAACTCCACACAGTGTTTAGGCATTTCATCATACCCAATCCATATTTGATGTATTTTTTTAGGTAGATTCACTATTCTTCTATTAATTCAGGCCACTCCGTGTCCTCTAATACTTTATCTCTCACCAAATCAAAATCATCTACTACTTCATCATGAACCTCATCTTGGAGGTCATCATCTCCACTCTTCCATCTTTTAACTTGGTCCTCTGTTAACTCTTCTGTGTCTTCCCAACGTACTGTCGTGATAATAACTTTTCTTCTTAATTTTGCCATGTCTTAATTATTTAAAATATTAGAACTTAATATTAGTGGTGAGCCGTCTTTATGATTAGACACTCTAAACACTCCGTTTACCTCTTCAACGATTAAAGTATCTGATTTACCGTAACTCGTTTTGTAATTGTTTTTTACGTATTCAACTACTTTCTCTTCTACTGATTTCTCCATTTTTATATGTTTTTAATAATTAATATTCGTATTCTCCGTTTGCTAATGGTTGGAAACCACCTGTCTTTGTCCACTCCTCATTTGGTACACCCACTTGAAGAGATTCATCTGCTCCTTTATTACGAGAATCAAAGAACTCATTTTCAGTATAAGTTTCTTCCATACCTAAATCATATATTTCATCTTCACCATAAACTTCTTTATTGTGTTCATTATCATAGAATTCATATTCATTCCACACATTGTTTTGTAGATAGTTTACTAATTCTTGTTCTGAATCACCTTCATATGGTGGTTCACATTTTCTTAATGCTTCTACATTAACCTCAATCGGGTCACTTGCAGCTGAGATTGTCCAAGTCTCAATTTTACGGACGTAAATCTTTTCTGACATATTTTTATTTTTGTTTTAGATTATTTATTCTTCTTTGAAGATACCATAACGCTTTCTCTAAGTCCTGAGTCGGAGGGTTACCATCTTTTTTACCATTCCTTCCAATGTATTTAATCACATTGAATAGATACGCGTCTTCGTCTAAACCCCATGCCTCTGCAACCTTAACAACCTCATATGGATTTGATTCACCACCGTAATGTTCAGGATGTTCGACCAACTCAGTTTTATCAGCTATATGTTTTTCTTTCATCTCTAATCGTTATTTAACACAAAAGTAAAAACAAAATTCGGTAATAACAAATATTACTGAGACAATTTTTACATTATCATCGAATTGGCGAAGTTAATACTTAACACTAAAGATGTGATAAGTATCTTCATACCAATAGCAATCAGGATAATACCAAACACTCTCTCCATTATGGTGATACCCACAACCCCTAATTTGTTTTGTATCCATGCCGCTGACTTAAGGAAGAAAAATATAACCAAAGCATTTAGAATTATACCTACAATTATAACAATGTCCGTCATATCTTGAGTTAATGACATTATCGTTGATAACGTACCAGGTCCCGCTATAAGTGGAAACGCAATCGGGAATATAGTAGCAGACATCGGTTCATCACTACTCGTTGATTCAATACCTAACACCATCTTAACCCCAAAGAATAATAATAACATAGCTCCCGCTAATGCGAAATGAAATGTTTCTATACCTAATAATGTGAATAAAGTTTTACCAATAAACAACATAGCAATCATAATACATACCGAGATAATCGTAGCCTTACCTGATTCAATTTCACCATTCTCTTTCCTTAATCTAATAATTAAAGGAACATTCCCCGGCATATCAATAACCGCAAACAATGTTAAAAAAACCGTCAATATGTTTAATACTATATCCATTTTATTTTACCCACATTTTTTCATTAATAACTAATATATCCACATCACAATTATTGAATAGGTTGAAAGCATCTTCAGGTGTTTCTACTATCGGTTCTCCCGCTAAGTTCAATGACGTGTTTAATATTACAGGGACACCACTATACTTCTCGAATGACCTAATCAAATCATAATAATCTTGATTGTCTTCTCTAACCACTGTTTGTATTCTCGAAGTACCATCTACGTGTGTAACTGAAGGTATCTTATCTGACACCACATTACATATCTTTAACATATACGGTGAATCACCTTCAAACTCAAAGTAGTCTTTAACATCTTCAACACAAACTGCCGGAGCAAAAGGTCTAAACCATTCTCTATTCTTAATGTCAAAGTTAATATAATCTCTAGTATTTTCCAAACATGGATTAGCAATAAAACTTCTATGTCCTAACGCTCTTGGTCCAAACTCAGAACCTCCTTGCATCCAAGCAATTACCTTACCATCATTTAATTGAGACCCTAAGAAATCTAAATCTAAATCCTTACCACCTTCAGGTGTTGGATAAGTCTTACCTGTATACACAACCTCACCAACAGTCTTTTCAGTTCTCGGAACATCTAATAAGTTATGTGACACATACAATGCACATCCTACAGATAATCCGTCATCACCCGAACCAGGGTATGGAGATACAGTGTTGAATGATGTATTCGCCTCTATTTTACCGTTTGTGGTACAGTTTAAGAACCCTCCACCGGCCATACATAAGTTACCACCATTTATCGTTTTAGTCTCCTCAAACAACTCCTGTGCAAATCTGAATACCGTATGTTCAAAGATGTATTGTATAGTCGCCGCCGCGTCCATAGCTTCTTGACTGTCTGAAGTCTCCTTCTTGAAATACTCAGCACCGAAGAAGTTATCACTCATCATTGGGTCTTGTGGGTGGGGATGGGTAATGACCTTACCCGTTACTTTCATAAACAACCTGTAAATCCATCTCCAATCATCACCACCTTCATTTCTCTCCCAATAAGACTTCGTATACTTATCGAGGTCTTTGATGATATCAGGGTTTACTTTACCGTATGGTGCTAACCCCATAGTCGTACCCGCCTTAAACAATCCAGGACCTAAACCTAAAGTTTCAGTAAAGACAGAATAAGCATGCGCGATATTAACACCGGGATAATATAACGTTTCTAATTTATTACCATAACCATAAGAGAATAAGGAACACGCATAAGGGTCCGCTTCAGTAGAATCCATAGTAAAGATAGCTGCCTTATCTAAGTTGGTCGTATAGTAAGTTGATGCTGCGTGCGCATGATGGTGATTAATAAACCAACCCGGTATTGTTCTTCCGTAGATATCCAAATTAATAGGAACACACTCGTGTGGTCGAGTGGTAATTGGTGGGGTTAATAACACCAAATCCGATAGAACCTGATACCCCTTTCCTTCAACATACGGAGCAGGAGTGCCATCATCAGTAAAATCAAACGTCTTGTTAAACATCCACATATAGTCCTCTTTAACGTAGAGTTTTAAATCTTCAAACTCATTCTTCCAATCCGTTCTATTCTCGAACCAATATGTGATACCAACATAATCGATATCGTCTATCGTCATACCAGCATGGTCTAAAACATAGTCCATCATTTTTTGTGTGATATATCTATCTTTCTTAACCCTTGATATTCTTTCTCTCGATATCGCAGATAAAATTTTACCGTCTTTAACTATACATAACGCTGAGTCATGATTTGGGGATATTCCTAATACTACCATTTCTATAATTTAATTTTTATGTATCCTGGATTAAAGAAGTCTCCAACTTCATAATCCAATTTATAATCTTTTAAGGTCTCAGTTACAATGTCTTGCATTTCATTAGATAGACCTGTGATAATATAAAGGTATGGTTCTCGTGAGTCAATCATTTCACCCATAAAAATATCCACCTTCCTACTAACATCAGAATGTCTTACCCCATGTAAATCAAGAGTATCATTTTTCATAAACCATTTCTACTTGAGCCATCTCAGCCTTAGTCTTATTTATCCTCGCCTTAGATTTCTTAGTATACTCATCTGAAAGTTCAATACCAACATATCTTCTGTTATGTACTAAACATGCAACCGCAGTCGTACCTGAACCTGAGAATGGGTCTAATACCACATCGTTTTGATAAGACAAAATCTTTATAGCCTTCACCGGTATGTCCATTGAAAAGGTTGCCTTCGTTAACTGATTGGTATCCGCAAAGTAATTCCATTGGCCAAACACTAACGACATAAATTCTTTCTTATCCGAATCTTTATACTCAATTCTTTTTCTCATTCCCTCACCGTTAGTCTTCTCAACCATCTTTATCTCAGATGGAGACCATTGTGGTTCTCCTTTTACCTTTTTCTTATATTCTTTTTTATAACCTAATATAACACACTCTTTTGGATTATATATGTAAGGAGCAGAAGGACTCATCCAACTACCCCAAGCAGTTGTTTTTGACCTATGAGGACTGTCTTCATCTAAATCAACCAACCCGAAAAAACCAAACCCAATCTCCTTCATTATTTGATAAAACTCAGAAGCAAAGAATATCCTACCACCTCTTTCTCTAACATTAGTTTCATAGGGAATGTTAATCGCAACTCTACCGTCATCCTTTAAGACATCATAAACACCTTTTAACCACTGACGAGTAAAATCCCAGTAGTCATCCATAGATAAAGTATCTACGTGAGTGTCATAATTAATACCTACATTATATGGTGGTGATGTTATCATCAAATCCACACTCTGATTATCCATTTCATTTAAGACACTGATACAATCACCTTGCGTGATGTTATTTATATATTTTTCCATTAAATTGATTTTACTTAATAGTATGATTTATTATCTAATATTTCAACATAAAAAATAAAAAACCCCGAACCTATTTTCAAGGTCGGGGTTGTTACGTTTAAGAAGAATTTAAACTTTAGGGACAAATAATAAATATACTATTTTAACTTAAAAACTCATTTTTGTTTAACTTTTTCTATGAAATCTTCAACATCTTGTTGACTTAAACCTGACTTTACATCATAATCGTTAATGACAAAATTTTCTTCATGCTCACCTACCAAAGCAACTTCAAAGGTTGATTTAATGTTTTTAAACCACTTACCGTGTAACTGAGCTAAAAAGACATGATACTCTACTCTATATAACTCACCATAAGAATCACCTCCACTACAAACTGATATATAATTTTTATCATCTAATTCATATATACCGTGAATACCTTTCTCGTTGAGTCTGTGTTTATTAAAAACTATGTTAGTAAAATTTTCTCCCATTCGTGATTTGTTAATAATTTAAATGACCCAACATATTTTTGATTCCACTCGTTAGGACCTATTAATGAAAGGAAAGTCTTTCCATTATCATCCAAATAAAGATGATATACATTTCCAACAATAGGTTCGAAGTTGAAACGAGATGAATAAACCATCTCTGTGATTGAAGCCTGTTCAATAAGTTTTTCATATTCTTTCTTAATTTCTATAAATCTAGCGTTTATTTCTTTTTTTGCTCTCTCAACACCAAAACGTTTAAACCCACCAACATCTACGACATCAATGGAGGGACCGCTAACATTAGTACCATAAGGAGTAAGTGAAGGGTAATAACCCTTCTCCTCATCATATACTACATTGTCTGGTTTCTTACCCATTTATAATTCTTAAAGCCTCATTATATAAGTCAACTGTACGTGATTTATTACCTAATTCTCTTAGTCGTTTAACCTCGTCTAATAATTGTTTGCTATATCCGTTTTTGTGTGCGGTATATAACATTTCCTCTATATGTTCTTCGTTGTTGAACCCCATTAGTTGATGTGTTTATCAATTAAAAATTCTAATAACTTACTATAGTGTATATCATAGTTCTCACCTCCTGATGGTATTACATTAGGACTATAAGGACATACCTCTAACATTCTTTTAACTTTAAGTGATTCCGCAATTGAGTAACACATATTTTGATTACCTATAAACAAACTACACCCTTTTATGATTTTAGCAACTTCATCGTAATCCTTAAATGGTACCTGCTTAACATTCTTAACTCGTGTCGCTATATCTTTAAATTCCATATTACTACCAATGAAATAGTACTCCACGTCTTTAAAATTATTTAAGACACTCCAATCTACATTTTTGTTTTGATAGATTAACGAACGTGAAATTACGATTCGATTATTAAATCTTTCATTGGTCTTAACCTCTAATGTTGGTTTCTCTAACGAATCATAAACACCCATCATTGAAAAATAATGTCTTGGGATATTACCCGCAGAAAAATTTATTGGTTGTGTTTTACATAACCCTAAATCTACGTTAATAATACTATTGTCCCCATCAAAAACCTTTACCTCATTGATGTATGTCTGTGACTCCAATAAAACTTTTAACATTTCAACCTCTTCCTTCATAAGCCTAAACGGACTATAAGGATATCCAGGTTTATCTTTATCTTCATTAGGTATATTCACCTCTAAATGTAAATTAGCCTGTTCGTCATTAATATCACACGCCTTTTTGATTGCGGGTAAAGAGTAAATTATATCGGAAACAAACCCTGAGTGTTTAAAATCTATCATATCTATATTTCTTTATTAAATTATACAACAATAAAAAAGGGGAGTCAATAATTGACCCCCCTTTTACGAGTTTTTTTGTAAAGATATTTACTACATGTAATCTTCAATCAATTCCTTGATTATCTCTGTGTTTTTACTGAAAAATACACCGAAACCGATTCCCCCAATAAATGGATACCCCATTAATAATAAAATCGAACCAAACGCTAAAGCCACTAAAGCGGTGAAACCCTTTGTCTTTACGAATTCTTTAACGATTTTGTAATAAGGTAAAACGTATACCTTTAACATCTCCATTAGTTTTTTTAATAATACTCCTAACATACCTTTAACTGTTTTAATATAATTTATTACTCGTATATAAATATCTGTAAATTATAAAATAACTTTGTAGTTTCTAATAAAAAGAAGGTATAAATAGATTAATATCTATTATTGGTTAAGGAATCCCAATTAAATTAAAATAAAATTTATCTAATTGATTTGAATTTTGTGTGGATATATTGGTTAAGTCTCTCCCACACTGTAAGTTTGGACCCCCACATAACTCTGTCAGACATATCGACACACCATTTATTCCATTTTTCAAATAGGTAAAGGACATCAATTGTAAGTTCACCAGCATGTGTCACCGTTGGGAAGGACCATGTAATTTCAAAAAAAGAACCTGACCACCAAATACCATTATCAATATTTAAGAATTGAAAACCAAACTTATGGTGGTCACCACCTAAATATATGGTGAGTAAACTAAACTTCGCAGTCCAATTGTTCGTTTTCCACGCTATTTTTTGTAGTATCTTTCTCATAATAAGGATTGTTACGGTTATATTTATTTTGTTTTATATTCTTATGTAAAGGAACTTCAATATCATAAGGTATCGTATTGTATCGGTATACTTTAGGATAGTGATAAAACCCACATGAACTTAATAATAAACAAACTATTAAAAAAATCAAATATCTCATTACTTCTTTGGTCTAATATGTAAGTAATCCTGTAGTTTTAGTGCTATATACTTACCTAACATTGAAAAGACAATATAAACCCCCATCATATAGTAATCCATTTCAATCACTGCAGATACTCCTAATGCCGTTGAGAATAACCATACGATTGTCAATGCGAAACCAGTTAACATTGTTTTTTTCATATCTCTATCGTACGAATATTTAATCTCTAAAATTTTAAGGGTGTTAAATAACATTTGTATCACCGCAAGTATCACATAATTCATAAACAACTAAAATATCTATCCCCTCTATCACATAAGAAAGTAACCACAATACCTTCAGGGTTGTTTTCTTCCACCCATTTCTCTGATGCTAATATATTAGCTCCCGCTGAAATACCTACAAAGATACCCATTTCTTTAGATAACCTTAAGGCTCGTTTCTTAGCGTCTTCGGTCTTAATTCTTATAACTTGATTCACTTTTTCCATATCCACTAAGAACTTTGAACCATCACCGATTCCCTGTATACCGTGTAACCCTGGTTCTCCACCACTCATAACGGGTGACTCATCAGGCTCAACCGCAATGATTTTAGTAAATGGTACGTGTCTCTTGACCTCAACACCGGCACCCATTAAAGTACCTCCCGTTCCTGTACCCGTTACAAAGGCTTCAATAACTTTATACTCATCACTACCATAACCAACGTCTTTAAGTATTTCAACTGCAGTAGTCTTTTTGTGTGACTCAATGTTGAGTTGATTATCGAATTGGTTGCAGTTAAACCATCCGTTTTCTCTCGACAATCTATTTCTTAACTCAATAGCAGTGTCAAATTCACCTGCCGGAACTTCAATTAATTCTGCACCATAAAAAGACATTGTCTTTTTTCTTTCTTCAGACATATTAGATGGCATCACAATGACACAACGGTATCCTCGTTCAGCTGCTAACCAAGCAAAAGATACCCCCATATTTCCTGATGTCGCTTCTACAATAGTATCACCTTTTTTAAGTATACCTCTTTTCTCGGCATCATTTATAATATAACTCGCCGGTCTATCTTTAATCGAACCTGTAGGATTGAATAACTCAGCTTTAGCGTAAATCTTATCACTAATTTTTATTAGTGGTGTGTTACCTATGTGATTACTTAATCTCATTATTTTTTCTCGTACAACTCTAAAATCAAATCTTCGTGGTACTCAACGTTTTTAGGATTAATTGAAGAATGTTCCCATATAGTCTCTTTAGATTGTTTTTTATACTGTTCAAAGTTCTCGTCATGAGTTTCAAATGCTTCTAACAACTTCTCTTTACCCATTGTAACATCAAACCCTTCGTAATAGTATCCAGCATCTTTGATGAAGTGAGCGTTATGAACTAATGGATAGTTACCATATAACACATCATACCACATATAGTTAAGAGCGTTCTCCATTTGCCATGAAACAACCGCATCTACGTGTTCACTCATAAACCAAGGTAACTTATAACGTGCCTCAAACGATGCTTTATTATCTTTAACAATATCTAAAGTGTTTGAGAAATGACGAAATATCTCATTGTCCTTAATCTTCAAAGCATTGGTAACAAAGATGTCCCCCATTTTGTGGTCCGCCTCTTCTTTACCTAACTCCCTTTTTAAGTGTCTGTATGTGTCTTCCATAATCAACATTGGATAGTGACAAGTTTTAACCATATTAATATTAGGTTCAAAGACACCAATATTCCATTTAGTTTTACCCGGCTGATATCCAAATGGTTTCTTACACTGACCAATAATCTTATCAATAAAGAATGGGTCCCAAATGTGCGGTACCTCTTTTACCTCAGTATCATAAGCTAATCTAAAATAGTGTTGGTTAGTGTTGATATGTTGTGGTGTTGTCCATATCGCATCATACTCAATCCCGATAAAGACCGCTCCAGGTGTTAAACCAAATAAAGTTCTCTCGGTATCAATCCACCAATCGTTCCCACCTTTATACGCAACAACTTTACCACCATTTTCTTTTACCTTATTAGTGATTTTAGAACCTGTTTGTGCGCCTAATTCAATTAGAAAATCAATCTCATCTTCGACATCTTTAAACCTAACCACTTTAGCATCTACGTCATCCATCATTAACATTGAAGGGTCGTCTCCGTCACCTACATTAATAATATAAACCTCATTAAATTTCTTTGATTGTTTTAATAGTTTAACGAACATCAAAACATTTTGTTTGATACCGTTAGAGAATATTGAGTCATTCTCTTTTTTAATATATAAGGAAACCCCTATATTTATCTTTCCATTTTTTGGCATAAGTGAATTGTATTTTTTATATAATAGAAGTAATAAACCTCTAAGTAAACTTAATTTTTATTCTGATGGTATAATAAACCACATTATTAAATATATCAATATCGTCCAACCGAAACTAAATAACGCACTTATCACTGTTAAAACTCTTAGTAAACTTATATTCATACCAATATAATTAGCAAGTCCTCCACAGACTCCCCCAATCCAACTTCCATAAATTTCTCTTTTCATACTTTTTATTTTATATTACAAATATACATAAAAGTTTTATGATATTCTAAATTATTCTTTGTGATTCTTTGATGGTCTGTACCCATCTAATAAAAGACTCAAATATGTCTTAAATAATTTTTTTAATTTTTTCATAAGTAATTCTATTCGTTTATAATTTTGCTAATTCTATTATCCATATCTTAATTACTTAAAGGTGCTTTTATTGTTGGATGATATTCGTAATCTTTTATTTCATAATCCCATTCACCATTAAGTATATCTATATTTGATAATTCGATTGTTGGTAATGGATATGGTTCTCTATTAATTTGCTCTTTCGCTTGTTGGATGTGATTCTTATATAAATGAGTATCACCTAAGTTACCAATCAGTTCACCAGCAATCATATTACATTCATCAGCGATGAGTTGTAGTAAAGTTGCGTAAGAGGCAATATTAAATGGTAATCCTAAGAACGTATCACAACTTCTCTGATTCCACATTAAAGAGATTTCTCTATTTGGTGTTGGTGTGTAGTATTCATCATCAAAATCAGGTTTATTATCGTAATTACGTTCCATACCTGTTTCGTAATTATTTGTAAACCATATATTATAACGTTCCTCAAAAGATAACTCTCGTGTATACACTTGGAAACCATAGTGACAAGGTGGTAAAGTCATTTGACCTAACTCACCAACATTCCAAGCCGATACCATTAATCTTCTACTATCTGGATTTGTTTTGAGTTGCTCAATTAGATTTTGAATTTGGTCTGTATAATCATTAAACTGACCCCACTTTCTCCATTGCTTTCCATATATTGGTCCTAACTCACCCCACTTATCTGCAAACTCATCATCTGTTTTGATTTTGTTGATGAATTCATCCATTGTATATTTTTGTGGAAGTTCGGCGTTTATTAAAGAATCATACCATTTACAATAGTTCTTATAAGCATCACCATTCCAAATGTTACATCCGTTATCAACTAAGTATTTGATGTTGGTATCTCCTTTTAAAAACCACTTCAACTCAGTCATCATAGTTTTGACTGCCATCTTCTTTGTTGTAAGAAGTGGGAAACCTTCACTCATATCGTGTCTTATCTGACGACCAAATACTGAAATGGTTCCAGTACCTGTACGGTCTTTTTTATCGATACCATTTTCAATAATATCAGATAATAACCTTTGATATAGTTTATCGATATTACCCATGTTTAGTTGTCAATTTACCGTATATGAATTTAGTCGCAAAAATTAAGAATATAATCCCTGTGATTGGATTATCAATAACCCTAATAAATCCCCATGGCAAATCTTCAGGTGTCTGAGCGTAACTCATACCAATTATGAAACCAATAGTTCCTGTAATAATTAAGTGGGCTACTTTAGCCAATACAAACGACAGTAATCCTGCCCAAAATCCTTTTTCCATTTTTATTTTTTTAAATCTCTTTTAATATCTTTTTTAACCACCTCTAAATATTTCTTACGTTTCTTATCCGTAACAAAAGGAACTGACCAAAATTGTTTTGTTTTAAACCACCTTGATGGTTTCCATCCAAACACAAACGTGAATACCCCCATAACCAATCGTAACTTAACCGAATTAAGGTATAATGTTCTAACAGGTAATGATGGCGCTCCGTGAGTGATATAAGTTCTAACCTTTTTATCTTTGAGGAATGGTTTAGGGTATGCGTACTTACCAATGATTGGGACAAACTGATACGCAAAACCAGGTGTGAATACCTCATCAAAAAACACTTCCAATCTCGGTGTTAATCTGAACCACCATACAGGTGAAACAAAATAAATCCTATCAGACCATGTCACCAAATCCTTATAACCACTTATTAATTCTTTTCTATCTGAAGAATGGAATTCATCCCTATATAAATCAATTACCTTACTAATCTCCCCGTCAACATTCAACGATTCTTCAATGGTTTTATAGATACCATTATAACAAAAACTATTTTTGTCAGGATGAGCGATTACAATAAGGTTTTTCATTTTGTGTCTTTTTTTAATATTAGTAAATTGAGTTATAAATATAAAGTCCGTAACCCAATAATAAGTTTAAATTTATCATCACTAAGTTCCATTGTTTTGCCATCCATACTTGAGGTAGGGAAAATACCTCACCTCTCTAATGGTGTTAATTTTTTCTTAAACGATTATTAGGGTTAAAATACTTAAAAAACTCCTTATCGTCAACACCCCATTCTTTAACAACATTTTTAAAAGTTTCATAATCGCCAGAATATAAATCCTCGTACCAAGTGATTGGAATACCATAAGACTCATTTATCTTATCGATACAAAAGTATTGATGATTAACCAACTCCTTCACACCATCACTAACCACTAACTCATCAGACTTTACCCAATCGTTATGCCATCCACTACCATAATCTTGATTGGTAAAGTATTGGAAACTCTCATAAACCTCTTCCCTATTTTTTCTCGATAGTAAAATCACTAAGTCAAATTTTGGGATTAATTTATCGTAGTGTTCGTCCCACCCCATATTTTCAGGTTTTTGGTCCGCTAATGTCTTTAGTACTAACCTATCCTCAGTAATATCATAAGAACGATTTCTCTTATCAATTGAGTAATTCCATGGTTCCCCTCGACTCACACAGTCCAAATAATCTGCCATTGAAATCATTAAATTTCTACTACCAGACCTAGAGTTCGCAATTATTAACACCCTCTTATTTTGTGAGTTTTTTTCCATAATTAATAAATTGCGTTGTAGATATAAAGTCCGTAACCTAATAGTAGGTTGAAATTTATCATAACTAAGTTCCATTGTTTAGCAATCCATACTTGAGGTAGGGAAAATACCGCACCTAATAAGTATGTGTACGCACCTATGTTATCGTATGGTAGTAGGTAAGGTGACATCATAATAAACGCACTACCCATATACCCTAATCGGTTACCTAACCTCTCTAATGGTGTTAATTTTTTATCTAAAACAAAAATACTAAACATTTTATTCAGTATCGGATAATTCGTGGGGATTTCTTTTTTCTTGCTCATCAATTATTTTTTAGGCGTTAACCATTCGTCTATACTATTATTGGACATCGTCCATTTACCTCCCTTTTTAACACTCCCATCACAATATTCACACAATGGTGGTACCGTTTTTCTCGCTTCCATCAATTCCTCTAAACTATCAATATCGTCCAAATTAACATAATCATCTTCAGTGAGTTTTAAATTATGCTCACCCTTGAAGGCATCGTCAAAAATATCGAAAAATGCCGTTTCTGAACAAGTGAAAATCTTATTATCTCTAAGAATATATATGTTTCCTCGATACCTACAGTCCGTAACACCCTTTTTCTCTCTATGTAGGTATTGACTACCCCAAGACTCATCACCTAAGTATACAAATTTTCTATAATAACACCCATGAGACTCTAACTTTTTGAATATTTTCTCATACTTTAGTTTAGGATATATCGATACGATGAACTCAACATTATATTTCTTTAGTAGTTCAAAAAATTCATCATTTTTCGTTGGTACCAATATACCATTGGTGACAATCCTAATCGGTACATTTAACTCACCAAAGTGAGTAATGATTTCATTAATGTTGGGATGCATAAGTGGTTCCCCACCCATCAGTACTAATCGATATATGTTTTCACCGTTGTTGGTAATCCTATACATTTTTTCCGTTTCTGATTTAATCACATCTAAATCAACGTGTGTTACTCCTTTCACCAATGGAGAAAACGTAGAACACGATGCACAGTTTAAGTTACAATTTGTTGTTATATAATACTCTAAGAATATATTCTCCCACCCTCTATAACTTAATTTATGCTCCATATTTTATAAGAATTTTTTAAATTTACTTTTTTCAACAATCGCCCACTTAACCAATTGTTTCATACCCACTTCTTTTTATATAAACTTCTATAAATCCCAAAT